GTTATTGGGTTGCGTTGTAAGTTCCATGTATATCTAGTATTTGGATCGAACCAAGAATCTACGCCACCTGTTATCCCTGGGGTGGCTTGATTTACTGTAAATGGTCCTAAACCACCATATCCTTCGGGATATGTCATCCCTGTCGTAGGATCTTGTGGATCGCCGTACTCCTCTCCTTGGTTGGGATATGCCGACGGATTTGGAACATCATCTGGTGCTATAAATGGTCCTAAACCACCATATCCTTCGGGATATGTCATCCCTGTCATAGGATTTTGTGGATCGCCGTACTCCTCTGACGGCCCTGGTCCTGGCTCATCTCCAAGTCCAAATCCTATCTTCCACTCAGGTCTAACATATCCAGATACCCCAGGTGATGTAATATACCCAAGCCAGTCAGCCCACTGACGTTGACTCCCAGGAGCATTTTCTGCTAACCATCTTTGTCTTGCTCGTTCCATTCCCTGCGCTCTAAGACGACCAAGAATGCCACGAGATTGTGGATCAAATGTTGCCATTCGTGCAAGTGACTCAGCCTGTCCTTCTTTTTTAAGAATATCAAACCATGTATCATATGCTCTTGCTGTAGGGCCACCAGGCATCCCTGTCATTGGCAAAGAAGAAAGTCCAGGAACTCCATAAATATTAGGATTAGGCTGATAGGAGCCTGCTCTAGCCGTTCTAACAATATCTCCCCAATTTTCAGGAACACCTGTAGGAACATCTAATAGTCGCATTGTACCTGAAGGATCTTCTGGTCTGCCAGCTATCTGTTGGCCTGTAAGCCATTCAGCAAAAGTCGGCTGTTGTTCTTCAGTAATACCAGCAGCAAAAGGATCATCAGAATACAGATTAGTAAGAAATTGTCCATAAAGAGGATTTTGAACACGGCCTAAATAGCTAGAAAGATATGGACTGTCTCTAAACTCTGGGAACATTCTTCCAGACGCAATATCAAACTGCGTTTGAGGGCCAAGCTCAGGTTGTAAAAATTCTTTTATTGCCTCTGGGAATTGTGATGGAAGACCGCCAAAACCAATTGAAGGATCATCTTCCGTCCTTGGAACGTATTCATATTCTAAAGTTTCAGGATTCCAAATAAATGCCATTACATACCTCCATTTTCACTAATTGCCCAAGGCCCACCAACTTCTTCACTTAACCATGCGGCAAATCCTGTTTGAGGGATAAAATCTTCTTCCTGTTTAGTAAAGGCCATTTCTGTTCTATATTGTTTTACTAGACCATCAAAAACCCGTTCTCTCATACGCCCATATGTGCCTCGTCCTGTCATTCCTGCCTTTGCCTTTGCAGCCATAAGTTCTGATTGAGCTGGAGAATATCGATTTTCTGACAGAATAGATACACCACCAAGGGCACTCATTTTTTCTAGATAATATTCATCTGATTGACTATGCTGTACTAACTTTTTCCAATTACTATCTAATTCGGCTTGATTTTTAGGAGTACTAAAACTTCTAGCAACAAAGTCAGGAAACTCTTCCATACCACTCATTATCCCATCCACAGATATAAGTTCTTTATTCACGTTTTCTAAAAACCAATTACCATAAGTATAGTCAAATCTCCTATCTAAAGCAGACTGTACAATAGGATCTCTAGCTAAATAACCAAGTGTTTTTCCTGCCATAAGTTTATATTGTTCTTTTGGGCTATAGATCTCTCTATTATAAAGTAATTCTTTTAACTCTTGTTTTTTCTGTACTTGATCTGGTGCCCCCAGAATACTAACGTTGATATCCCAGTAAGTGGAGGGTTCTTCGCCTGTTTCAGCTGGAGTAACAGTTGGGGTGGGAGTAGGAGTAGGAGGAATATCTTCTTCAAAAATACTTTTTGCCTCTTCATAGCCCATAGATTCTTTCAGTCTTCTACCTTGAAATAATCCTTGATCTTGTACAGAGCCTTGAGGAAAGAATTCAGGAAGTTCAGTAGGAGGAGCTGGAGTAACAGTTGGGGTAGGAGTAGGAGTAGGCGGAAGTAGTGTTTCTTCAGGAGTACGTTCTTCTTCTAGTAGCTTCTGATTATATGTTTTCTTTGCATCTTCAAGTTCACGTCTAAATAGTTCTATACTAATTCCCTCTCTAGATAGATTGCTTTCTAGCATAGAATTAGCTTCTGCATTTACAGGAGACTGTTTCCATCTATCAAAATCCATTTCTATAATCTCAAGATTATTATTAAGAAAATCTGCCATAACAGACTTAGACTTAACTTCTGGAGATTTAAGGTTTTCTTTTTGTTCCTCTTTCTTTGCTGAATTCCATGCGATATCGCTACTAATTCTAGATACCTCTGCCGCTTTTTCTGGAGAAAGACCTCGATCAATTAAAGTATTATAAACTCCACCTTGCGGCAAACTCGGTGGTTCTTGTTTACGAAGATCCCTTTGGAATTCTTCAAATGTTGGGAACCCACCATCTGTACGATTAGCTGTGCCATCAAACGGTTCCTGTCCCATGCTTGATAGAACTGCTTTAACAGGGTCCATCTGTGCCTGCATATTGCTTAATGTATAGGGCAATCCTGCAAACGCACCTAGGATATCTTCAGGATTAATACCATTGTTTATTGCCATGTCTTAGCCCCTTGGTCCTGCCAATCCTATTCTACGAAGCCTTTCTTCTTCCGATAGGGCTCCTGGTCTAGGCTGCCCTGGCGGAACTACCGGACCTCCCTGTGGTGTTGGCATTGGTGGTGGAACTCCTGCCATAGCAGGTGGCATAACGCCTGGTGGCGGCATTGGTGGGATAGGCGGCGGACCTGCCATACCAGGAGGAGCAGATCCTGGCCCAGGAGAGGGAGCCCCTGGCGGTAAGCCCGCCGCCCCTCCCATAGTTTGGGCCATTTCACGAGCTTTCGCAAATAGCATAGTCATCAACTCTCCAAGATATAACTGAGCCAGGTCATCTCTGCCCTGCTTTACAGCAGCTTGATATAAAGACCATATACCAGCCTCTGGAAGAGTTCTTTCTCCTATCTGTTCCTTGACCGCATCTTCTATCTGGTCCGAGTCCTGTATACCCAAGATATTGTCTCGTATCCACAGATCTGGCAGTAGAGGAGTCTGACCCTCTCTGGCAATCTGGGCCATTCCGTATCGAGACATATCATCTTCAGGAAGATTTGTTACTAGTTTTATCTCAGGATCTCCACCATCACGTATTCTTTCTGGAGTTATCTTCTCAGAAAAATACATTCGGTTATTATCCTGTCCTGATAGCTCAACAGCTTCAAATGCTCCAGACCGATACTGGTCGCATAACAAATTAGCTATCTGCGTATAGGCTCTTTGCATAGCTGCAATACGTGGTACTAATACGGATTCCACACCTTGTCTAAGAGTATTGATAGCGAATCCGGACAACTGGAACGGAATTTCTCCGTATACCGTATGTGGGATAGATCCTCTTTGCATCTCTCCAGAGACAAGGCCCATAAAGGCTCCTGACTCACGAGCCATCTCCATAAGGCCAAGGGGTTCTACATCTTCTCCCTGGCCTAGCGATATTTCTGTTCCTTCCTGATATGGATCTTCTTCCAGTGTTTTTGTTCCATCTCTGGATTTAACTTTAAGACCTTGTTTTCTTGCTCGTGCTGTAAGCTCAAGCATCACGGACATCATAAGATTATGTTTGTCGTATAGTTCTCTTGTGGATTTGTATACTGATTCGCCATAATCTTCCAGTGTATCTTCTATTGAAGACCATTCCAGTGACTGGACCAGTGGTGTTGATCCAACTGGGCCGATAAATACCGGAACCTGCCCTTCAGTTCCATGTGGAGTTCTCTTTTTAATAAACCTACCTGGTATAACTACGGTATTATGTTCTGTATCGTAGTAGTCATATACTGTTATTCCGTCTATATCTGTTCGTGATTCACCTAGTCTAACTCCATACTGAGCTTCTATCTCGTCCTGGGTTTTCTTAATTCTATAGCAGGCCCATGCCAGTCCGTTAGCCCCAACTCCCCAATGAGTATGCATCGGGTCCCAGGGTGTGATGTCTATATTTGTCTTACTATCTTTATCTTTTGATAGAAGGGCTCTGCCTGCATACCAGCCTCTGACTGCAATATGCCATGCAAGCTGATCTTTAAGTGGTGGAACCAGGTTTTTGGTTAATCTTTCGTCCGCAGATTTCAGGGCTCCGATAATAAATCGTTCTTTATCGTTATTAACCTCTCTGTTATTTCTTGGATTACCGTTAGGTGGAATCCTGATTATCATATCTGACGAGGTAAGCCAGGCTACAATTTTATCTGCAAATGTCTGTGGTTCGTTAGAGGTATAGCTTTGATATCCATCTCCTGCATCAAATGGCATGAGTTTATACAGTTGATGGTCTGCATCCATACGATCTCGCAGGGTATTAGTAGCCTCACATTGTGATTCTACCTTGTCGATAATATCTTCTGGTTTTAGACGGGCCATAATTTAGTGCCTTTTGACCTTTATAAACTCTCTGTTATTTACCACACCGTATCCGAATCTACTAACGATCCCATATATAACAGCTTTTATAGCATGATTATTTTTATCGTCCGGTGTTTCTCCCACGATATTCCCGTCTCTATCGGTTTTCCATCTGTATGCTCTAGTTTGTCCATCAAACGGACTTGGAACCGCACCGAATTCTGACAGTATACCTCTACATGACGGATTAAACACAACATTGGACTTATTTGTTAGTGGATCTATCTTCATAAATCCCTTTAATCTTTCTGTTCCCTCATTAATTCGTATCTTATGAGCGTCCAGATATATCCCTGTCACGTCCATCCACATCTCTGCGGGCGCTGACATGGCCTGGTGTTGATATCCGGCTATATCTATTGTTCCTGAGTGAACATCAGGCCACCACGGTCTGTTAGTTGTGGCGGTTATTACCTCTTCTGTGGTAAGTCCTCGTTCGTATACTTCATCGAACACGCATATCTGGTCATTAATTATCTGTACTGCTTCTACCGCATATGCTCCTGCATAACCTGGGTCCATCCACAGGTATACTGGTTCTCCTTTGATATATTCTGCTTTGTCATCCACATGTATATCTGCTCTAAACTCTCCGAACACCAGTCCAACTGGCGGGCATGGGATGCCTTGTATCCGTTCCATGAAGAACTCATCGGAGGCCATAGCCCTAAGTCTTCTGATTTCCGGATCGTTCATGCCTTCTGGATACAGGTTTGTATTTGAGTATGACGGCAGGGAGAAGGACTGTTCGTCTTCTTTGCCAACCTGCCATGACGCAAACAATTGCGGATACCATCCTAAAGATCCTTCAAAGGTTCCAGATAAAAACAGCCATCCACGTTTTGGAGCCACACGGGATCTAAGTCTATGATACGAATCCATATCCAACTGTGACGCTTCACATCCAATAATTCCATTAGGGGCTCTCATTGCCAGGGTTCTGGGATCTTTGGCGGACTTAGTTTCTATTCTGGTTCCATCTGCCAGGATCATTCTGCCTGGATCTACTCTTTTAGTTACTTCAGACAGTATCCCAAGTGCCGCAAAGTCTTCTACCAGGTAATCGAACTCTGCACGAGTTCTTTCGTAGTCTGCTGCGACCAGCCAGTAGAGTCCTGCCCCATCGGTTTCAAGGAATCTTGATACCAGATACTTTGAGGCTACCATTGACTTGCCAGCCTGTTCACCGCCAGCGACAAGTACGAATCTTTTTCTCGACTTGAGGATGTCTAACTGTAGCGGTGTGGGTTCAAAATCAAGTCTTGAGAATATAAAGTCACTAACCAGCTCATTTTCAGCCAGTGTTTGAGTAGTTATTTTCTCCACCTTTTCTGGCGATAATATTTTCTGCTTCGCTTACGGCCTTCTTGCCATCGTTTATTTCTTTTACAGGTGTGCTAAGGCTTTTAGCTTTCCTGAACACCTGCTTCAGTTCAGCCATAAGATCAACGGCTGTAGAATCTGTGATGTTATTATTTCTACCAAACATCTCAGGTATGTGAGCTGCAAGTAGATTCACAAGTAATGTCGGATTATCTCCTGGCTTTTGCAGTTTAATTCTTTCCAAAATAAGACGATGCAAAGATTCCTTAAAATCTACCTTTGCCTGTTTGTACTTATCCTTAAACCCCTCAATATTACCCTTAGTCCACTTCTCGATAGTTTCGATAGACACGCCAGCTAGTTTCGCAGAAATACCAGGAACTCCATGCTCTGCAAAAGAAGCACAAAAAGCTCTCTGGTCTTCTAATAATTCCCGTTTAGTTTGCTTCGCCATCCCTGTCTCTCCTCGCCACACCCATCTTACGAACTATCTG